TTCGGTGAAAGTCCTAACTCCGGGCTCGCGTGGAATTCTGGTGGTGGTGGGTATCCGAAGTTCGTACGCAACGGCGCCACGCAACTGTTCTTCGCTGGGTACATCGGGTGTCCCGTGTCGATCAGGAGCTATTCACGGAGCGCCGCTGATCCTAACTTCGCGTCCCAGACCGACCCTGGCACCGGGATGTGGTTTACCAACGCCGATCCGATGAAGGTCAACTTCGCTACCAACGCGATCAACCGAGTCACGATTCACAACACGGGTATGAACATTGAAGGTGGCCTCACAGTAGACAACGGTGTCAAGGCCAGTCGCGTATCCGCAGGGGTTGGTGTGTTCTACACCAGCCTGTCGACCCAGGTCGATCCTTACGCAGCAGGGTGGGAAGACAACGTCGAAGTCGCTACCAAGGGTGACTTGTTCGACAAGATCGAGGCCATTGCAGCGGGGGGCGAGGTCAATACAGCCAGCAACCTCGCAGGCGATGAAGGCATCTTCTTCCAGAAGGCGGTCTCCGATCTAGAGTTCAAGAGCCTGTCAGAGGGTGCGAACATCACGCTTACCTCTGACAACGATACGATTACGATCACCGCCGCCGCTGGGAGTGTCCCCGATCCTCTTACTGTCAATCAGCTCAACGCTGGTCGCGTACACGCTGGCCCCTCCACCTTCTACACCCAGAGTGACCTCGCCGCCATCACGGTGTCTCCTGGGAGCACCATAAATCCCGCGATTACATCTTATCGTGACGACGACACAGGCATTTCCTGGCTCGATACCTCTATGATATTTAGTGCTGGTAACTCTGCCACTATGCAGATATCTAACGGCTCGGCGCGTATGTACAAACCATTTCGCCTTGACAACGATAACGACGTGACGAGCCCGGACCTATGTTGGGCAGACGATACAAACACAGGACTTTATCAATTCCCTGATGTTGGTGATGATAGCTTTGCTATCGCATGTGGTGGAGTATACGTTGGTCACTGGGCTGGCGATGGTCTCCACGTCCTTGACGACGTCAAGGCCAGTCGCGTAGAGGCGGGCATCGCATCGTTCTACACCCACGTAAAGGTGGATGGGTACGTTGAGCTGACCATTCCTCCGACCGACGCCATCGGTCAGGCTGACCCGCCCGCTGAGATCATGAAGCTGGGCCGGTTCATTGCTATGGAAGACCCCGAGCAGCAAAACCCGCAGTTCACCATCAAGGAGAACCTAGACAACGGGATTCGTATCACTTCTTCTGCCATCGTGATGGTGGAGGACCGTGTCAACATCGGTCAGTTCACCTCCGGTGGGTACGTAGACTTCAAGGGTATCACCATGGATACCAGCCGTACCTACAATGTCCCTGCGGTTAGGTTCAATCACGGGTCAACGGACTGTGGTATCTTCGAATACAACGGGTTGACCACCGATGATCCCTTTGGTATTGGTTTCTCACGACAGGAGGCGGGTGGTTGGTCTCCGACTTTGTTCGCTGATTCAGTCACAGGTGATGTCACTATCTTCAACAAGCTGAAGGCCGGTCGCGTGGAAGCAGGCACTGGGTTGTTCTACGTAGGACTCGGTATTCCGAGGGGCACGGCCTCGAAACCGGGTCTGTACTTCAAGGATGATACGAACACAGGGCTCAGGCAAAACGACCCCGATACGTTCCTGTTCGTCGCCGGTGGTACTGATGTTGCATCCCTAACCAGCAGTGGTGACATGACCTTCACGGGGCAAGTCTATGCCCATGCGGGCACCAACACCAATGCCTCCTACTCATGGAGTGGGGACGCCCACACGGGCATGTACCGGTACGCGAGTGACGTTGTTGGTATCACCGCTGGTGGTACAGACGTTGCACAGTTCGCGGCAGGAGGTCTTACTGTCTCCGACGATCTCCACGTCACCAACGATGTCGTAGCCAGTCGCATACACGCTGGGTCTTCTACCTTCTACACCCAGAGTGATGAAGCCGCCGTCACAACCGAAGGTAACCTCGTAGTCAACTCACCGGCCGCACCCAACGGTAGTAGCACTGGTGGTATTGAAGTCAACACCGGAGGTGTAACCCTTAACGACGGAGCGTGGGGTGACGCTGGGATCACGACGGGACAATTCAGTTCCCCCAGTAGTGCTCTAGTACCACAGTTCACCACCCATAATAACCGCGACTCCGGTATCAGCGTCTCGGACACCCATGTGAAGATCTGGGAGAAGGGTGACCTCTGCGCGACGTTCAACGGAACGAATGTTGTCCTCTTTGACGACCTTCAGCTACGCAAAACCGGCACGTCGTCTAATCCTGATCTATACTTCAACGATGCCTCCAGAGACCCAGGCGTACACTTTAATCTAGATAACGGTGCGCATGGGTGGGGCTGGAGTGCTAACGACTTCGAACTTGGTTATTGGACCGAAGATGATCAGGATCTCCACATCACGAACAGCATCCGCGTCGCTGCGGTAGAAGCAGGCACCGGTATCTTCTACACCTATTTGACTGTTGGCGACGAAGTGTACGGATCTGACTGGAACGGTAGTCTTGAAGTCCCCACAAAGAACGCTCTGTGGGACAAGATTGAAACCATTGCTGGTGGTGGTGTCCCTGAGCCTCTTCTTCTCTCCGATGGTTCTGATGCAGCTCCTGCTCTTGCGTTCACTAACGATGAGACAACTGGGATTTATTGGGATGCTAATGGCGGTCCTGGGGCTCTTAGATTTGCTGTAGCTGGTTCGAGGGGGATGCAACTCAACTCCGCGTTCAACTTGAACGTAGAAGGCGCGGTTGGGGCGGTGACCTCTGTAAACGCCGGGACTCACTTCCGAGCGGGCATTGGTGGATCTGCCACTGAGCCCTCCTTCAGATGGTTGGGTGATAGCCTCAACACTGGTATCTACGAGTACGCTACCGATGAGATCGGCTTCTCTAACAACGGTGTGTACTCAGGTCGCTTCGACGTCAACCACAACCTCCACGTCGTTGATCACCTCTTTGTTGCTGATGGTGCAGTAGGCGATCCAACAATTGCCTTTGAATCAGAACAGACGACCGGAATGTATCGCGATCCTACTGGAGCTGGGGCTATTAGATGGGCCGTAGGTGGCGTGAAGGGGATGCAACTCAACTCCGCGCTCAACCTAAACGTAGAAGGCGGGGTAGGAGCTGCGGCTGCTGTGAATGCAGGCACCCACTTCCGAGCTGATATCGACGGAGCCGTCGGTGAGCCGTCTTTCAGGTGGCTAACAGACATCACGACCGGGATGTACTACGATGGAGGGGAGATTAAGTTTGCAATAGGCGGTGTGCAGGCGCTGAGGCTGACCGCCTCGCCATACAACATGGTGGTGACAGGGGCTATTACAGCCGGGGCGGCTTTGATCGCGGAGACGTACATCCGAGTCAATGCCCCCGGAACCTTCGCCGCGCCAGCCTACAGATGGGAAGGTGATACTAACACCGGACTCTACCAAGTTGCGGACGGAGATGGGTCTATCGCGTTCAGTTGTAACGGCGCCAGGGCTGGGTACTTCGACATCAACCTCGATCTCAACGTCACCGACAGTCTCCACGTCGGCGACGCTCTCGACGTCACCAACGACATCGACGCTGCTAGATTCAAGGCCACAGGTAACGGTCTGGAAGCAACTCCAGCGTTTACATGGGTTGACCATCCTGACTCTGGTATGTTCATCCAATCAAATGGTGATGACGTAAGAATCTCTGCTGGTGGCGTGCAGAGTCTTGCTTGTTGGAAGACCGCGGTCGTTCCACTGCTTCCTGTTCGTAGTGCTGCTGGTGGTGACGAAGCAGGCCCTGACTACTCGTTTAATGGAAATGATGATACAGGCATGTTCTCTCCTGCTGATGAACAGGTGGGCTTCACCTGTGCTGGCACACAGGCAGGGTACTTCGCCGCCAGCGACCTCTACGTTTCTAACGACATCCACGCAACCGGTGCCGTCAATGCGGCTCTCGCTTCGAACCAGATGAGCCGGTTCGGCGTGGTGCCTTCATCACAGCTCGGTACCGACACTGCGGACACCTTGGTATCCACTAAGACGTCGGCCACGGGCGGCGGTGGCGGCATTCGGCGCGGCGGATTGTTCAGCGCAGAGTGGCTAGGCGTTACCAGTTCGACCACCTCGACCATGGCAGGGATCAACTGTTTCGCGCGGACGGCTACTGCCTCCGATCAGGATATGACCTCAGGTGCGAACGCCGCTGGTAACCTCGTCGCCAATCGGTGCCTAGCTTCGAGCCTGGGTACTGGATCCGTCGCGATGGGTGGTGCCGTAGCCGCAAGGTGCTCTGTCAATGATGGTTCTGGCGAGTTCACCGAAGCCTATGCCTTCTTTGACGAAGGTGGCATTGGTGGCTCCGGTAACGGCATAGTGAACTACAGGGGCCTGTGGGTAGGGGAAAGCACGGGCAACGTCGCGACGAAGCTCGGCGTCCAAATCGACGCGCTGACAAACGCCACCACAAACATCGGCCTCAAAATCGACGGCTGCGCCACCAACAACGTCTGGCTCGGTGCTACCGGGACTCCCACCACTGAAGCTGGTGGTATCGTCTGGGGTAGTGGCAAGGACGTGAATCTGTACCGTAGTGGTAATGACGAACTCACCACGGATGACGCTTTTGTATGCGACACTTTGACAGTGGGAGGCACACCGATTACTGGTGATGGTGGTGGTGCGAACACTGCGCGGAACCTGATCTTGAACGGCGCTGCTATGATCAACCAACGTGGGCCGTGTACCGCTGCCAACACCTTCTTCAGCAACGGCGACTTTGTTTGGTGCTTGGATCATGTGCTGCTTGTGAGTGATGGTGCCGACGCCGTAGATGTCCTCCAGAACACTGCGGCGATACCTGCTGGAGCGAGTCACTGCTTTGAGTTGGACACTGAAACGTCCAACAAGAAGTTTGGGCTGCTGTTCCCGCTGGAATCTCTGGTGGCCGCTGAACTGCTCTCGCCCGACGACGACCGGGTATGCTCCATCACGTTCAAGTACAAGGCCACCGCAGGAGTACAGAACATCAGGGCACAAGTCCTGTCCTTCACCGGAGCCGTAGACGCTCTTGTGGACCCGATTAACGATTGGGTGGCAGGAACCGCAGACAGCGATCCTACCTACGTGGCGAGTTGGACAGAGGAGAACGCCGGGACTCAGATTGCAACCACTACCGAGTGGCAGACATACACCCTGGAGAACGTGGCTATCGACACGGCAGGAGCCGTCAACGTTGCGCTGCTGATCCATGTCGCAGACATAGACCTACTGGCCGGTACAGACAAGATCTACATTGCAGACGTTCACCTGAACGAAGGGGCAACGGTTTCGGCTTACGTTCGTCCCACGTTGAGAATCGAATTCGATGAGTGTGCCCGGTTCATGATGAAGTCGTTCGAGCAGGCCGTCACACCGGACACGAACACAAGTGACTTCGATGGTACGCTCGCTATCATGAATAGTAACGGCACCAACGATGATGACTTCATTTATCAGGTGAGGTTCCCAGCGCCCATGCACCATCAACCGGACGTGACGTACTTCAGCCCAGGTGAAGACTCTGCTGACTGGTGGAACGAGAACGACGGAAATAGCGATGGCCCGTCTGTTACCATCGACAGGTGCGCTACTAGCTTCATAGCCCACGCCGCGACGGCGTCGGCCACCCCAGGTGAGCGTTATCACATTCACTACGTAGCAATCTCAGAGATTATTGCATCATAAACTAAAGGAGGGAGTCATGACAGACGAACAATACCTAAAGGCACAACGTTACATTATCAATGCTGCTGCGGCAGCGGAGATTACAATCGCCGAACCGGACGCGGTCATCAGGTTCATACTTGAGAACCCGCTACCGGAAGACTTCGAAGCTCAGGTTGACGTTCAACTTGAAGACGAGAAACAAGCTCGCATCATAGCGTTGCGGGAAGAACTCACCAAACTAGAAGCACCCACAAGGGAGACATCATAATGTTTGATCTCAAAGAACTACAGCAGCTCAGCTATTTCCTCACCAGGGCACAGCTCACAGGCAACGAGAGTGTGGCGCACGCCACGCTCCTGATCAAGCTCCAGCGCCTCATCGAGAGGGAGACCCCCGAGGCTGCGCAAGAGCCGTCATAACGCGTGCAAAAGACTGAGGAAATTCCTATAATTAAGTAGACCACAAAGGAGATAATTATGTCTGATGATGGACAAGCAACAATGGCTAAGTGGGGCCGTAAGATGGAGAGGCGTGAGGAAGAGGATCGTAAGGCCACGCAGGATATGAAGAAAGTCATTTCTGCGGCCATGAAGGATCCCGCTACCAAGCGCAATCTCACCAACCAGCTTGTAGAGGCTCGTAAGGGGCCCGCGGCTGTTCAGCGCGAGGGATTCGGAGATGATGGAGAAATCATCACCGGGAACCCTGAGGACTGTCCCTGGGAAAGGGACTGACCTGTGCGGAAAGGCGACATTGAGAGGGAGCTGATACACGCAGAGGCGAAGATAGATACTCTGCAAGCCCTACTGGACTCGGCCCAGGCCGATAGAGGAGAGCTGAAATCTCAAGTCACCAAACTTCAGGATGCCCTGGTTGCGGCCAGGGCTCCTGAGGCGTACCGTGACCAACAGATTGCGAGGGAGGATGAGAATCGCGCTCCTGTGGATCCTGAGCTGATAGAGCGGAACAAGCTCATTCAGAAGACCACGACTGAATACATGAGCGGGCTGGAGAAGCCGCTATTCAAGAGCGCAGATGATCTGGACGACCTCCTAGCCAGGAGCCTGATGCGAAATGCAGAAGGACCGGCTAGCCTACATAGGAACGATGAAAGCTAATGGGTGACTCAAAAGCCACAGGCGCTGCGGATTCACAATGGATCAAGGGTAGGCTCCACATTATCGACTCGATCCCCCACGGGGATGCGAAGGTGGGGCATGCCATATCTGTCTACGCTGAGGAAATCAACACCAACCGGAACAGTCGCCATTGGGTGCGTGCTGTCCAGTGGGTGGAGAACTTCCTCTTTTCACTAGGTAGGCACTACGTTGACGATGTCCTCGTATCTCGGCTGACCAGGGATTCATCCTCGGGTCAACAGTCGGTGGTGCAGGAGACCGCGGACAACATTCCGAAGCCTGTCAACGATCTGCTGGGGCGGTATGTCGAAACGAACATTGCCCTGCTGACAGAGAACAAGCCGATCCCCAGGATCAGCTCAAAGTCAGGGAGAGCAGAGGACGAGGACGCAGCGCAGCTATCAGAGCTGACCATGGAGTACATGTGGGAAGCCCTGGATCTGCCCGAGAAGCACAGAGAGATCGCCAGGATCATCCTCCACTGTGGCGTATGCTGGATGGAAGTGATCTATGACGAGACATGCGTACGGCGTATGACGGTCCCGGAGACTGAAACCTCCGAGACCTCAACTATGCAGGGAGTGGGCGCTGGGCAGATTCAGCTACCGCTGCCTAGAGAGACAGAGATCCACGATGAGCGCGGGCGCCCCATCTACACCGACAAGGTGGAGTATGGGGACATCACAGCTACCATCGTGAGCCCGTTCGAAATGCACCTCCCGCAGGTTCACTGGTGGGATGGGGATGACATGGGCTGGGTGATGCGCGAGTATTACACAGACATGGACTTGCTGGAAGACAGGTTCCGGGCACCGGGCCTGAAGCTGCTGAAGAAGGATGGTTGGTTCCTAGACAGGCTGAAGAAAGCACAGACGACGAATACCCGCAACCTCCCCATCTGGTGGTGGGAGCGGATCGCAGACATGGTCGAAGGCTCAGGCCCCTCCCTATATGTAGGCACCCCTGAGACCTGGGACGGGTACACGACAGTCCGGATCTTTGACAGGAAGCCGAACGCGAAGTGGCCCCGAGGCAGGACAGTAATCACGGCTGGCGATCAGGTGATCTATGACTCCCCCAAGAAGCGTGGGGCTCGGGCATACGATCCCCGCTGGCCGAAACGGTGGCACCCCTATGTCCGGTATCGCTGGGAAGCCATGCCAGGAAGCATCAACGGTAGGTCGCTGGTATCCAAGCTCCTGCCGAAGCTGAAGAGAGTCAACGCAATTGACACCACGATGATCATGTGGCGTCGTACAGTTCCGATGTCCGCGTGGGTCATTCCGAAGGGGGCTCAACCCATCGAGGACCAGTGGCTCGGACGCCCAGGACAGATCTGGGAGTATGACCCGCGCAGGACTGCGGGCGCTGCTCCCGAACCTATCTACCCGCCGCCCTACCCGGCTGCGGCAGAGCAGGAGCGCCAGCAACAGATTACAGAGATGGAAGCTATCGCTGGTACGGAAGAGATTTTGAGAGGTCAACGCCCCACTGGTGTCAACTCGGCCGCGATGATTGACATCCTGCGGAAACAGGCACTAGCCGGGCGTTCCTCTATTCTACAGGAGTGGGACGAAGCCCTCCAGAAGGAAGGCTCGGTCATACTTCAAGAAGTGATCAAGCACATTCGGGATGACGATAGGTACGCAGAGAGACTAAGGATTCTGGCGCGTGACAAGTCCAGCACTCTGGCTATTCGTAGCTTCAGTGGTGCGGACCTCACGGACAACGTCATAGTCCACATCGACACGGCCTCCATGGCGCTGTCGAGCAAGGAAGCGAAGCAGGCCAAGGCTATTGAACTGATCCAGTACGCGTCCAACCTACAGGGTATGCCGCCTGCACTCCAGGCGCGGATCCTTGAGGAGATGGGCTACGAAGACGCTCTGATCCCGCAGGGTGCAGACGTGGCACGGGCGAAGCGCATCATGGCCTGGGTCCGACAGGAAGCGTATCAGATGATCGTCCCGATGCCTGAGGATGACCCGTTCATCCTGTACGGTATGTTCGTGGAAGAGATGAAGTCTGACGGTTTCCACAACTTGAACGAGCAGCAGCAGATGGTGCTCCTGGCGTTGGTGGATCTGTACAAGCAGATGTCTGAGCAACGACAGCAGGAGATGATGCAGATGCAGATGATGCAGGCGCAGATGCAGCAAGCAGGCGGCGGCGGTCAAGGTGGGGGTGGACAGTAATGGCTAGAAGTATCGCACAACTCAGAGAGGATCTTCAGCGACTCAACAGGATTTTGAGGGAGCACAGCCTTCAGAGCAGTCCTCTTGCTCAGATCGCGCATGATGAACATGTCATTCTGCATACCAAACTACGAGACAGGCTGGAGAAGCGAGCTGAGCGGAAGGCTGAACGGCATACAGAACTTGATACTGATGATGCTACTCTCGCCGTCATCCAGCAAGAAACAGACATGTCAGTTCCGTTGAAGGCGGCAGTGGATCTTTGGGATGAGCGGCTGGCTGAGGCACGCGAAGAGGTTGATAGATGATTGCTTCGAAGACAGGTGACATGCAACGCAGGATGAAAGAACGCATCCGTGACAACCTACGCGCTAAGCGCCAACGTATTGTTGATGAGAAGAGAGAGAAAACAGGAAAGACAGGGAAATACAACAGAGAAGAGAGGACCGAGCTGATCGGTGACAAGCATGATCGAAAGAAACAAGCGAAGCGGGACAAACACATAACCGGCGATACCCTCACCGAACCGACGACGACAGGTAGCAAGATGTTGAAGCGAGAGAAGCTCGCAAAGAAAGCAAAGGCTAGTGCTGTGGGCAAGAAGCTATCCACAGTGAAGAAGAGTGGCAGCACCTTTGTCAACTCCCTCAAGAGAGGTATGTTCTAGTGAACATCGGTCGCGCATACGCCATCGTCCGCGGACGGATGATGGGAGATAGAGGAAAGGCTAGTGCGTTCCTCAAGAGCATCCCTGCGGGTAAGCGCAAAGAGATGAACCGACAGAACTCCAGTACCTACGGCAGGAAGATCAAGAAGGCGTACAAGCTAGGAGAGAGACCCCGGAGGCGTCGCTAATGTTGATGGCAATGCTAATGGGTGGTGGTGACACAGGCCCTCCGACGCACATGAGGGGTCAAGCCTACAACTACTCCACGCAGAAAGACAGAGATGCAAGGGAAGCGTATGCGGTAAACCAGCGAGCTAAGGGAGGAGACAGCGCGGCGCATGGTGGGACGGCAGGTTGGAACAAAGAAGCATACAACAGCCTCAACGGCGGGAACCAGGGCTGGCAGATGTCTAGCTTCATGGATGACATGAGGAACTTCAACGTAAGCCCTGGCTACTCCTCAGGATGGACGCCTCAGGGTGCGATTACTGGACTGCAATTCAACATGGCAGTGTCCCGTGCAAAGGCGACCACCCAGAGACACAACCTGAGGACTTACCCTCTAGGGGTACATAGCGAGGCGTTCTACAATAAGTTCGCACGATGGGGAGAGGCAGGCCCGCAAGGGAATCGAGGATGGGAGGGTACATTGAAGGCAGCATCGGGAGCAAAGTCAACATTCGGCTCGACCTCGATGTTCAAAGATGAGGTGTTTCAGACGAGAGAGACAAGAGCCAAGAGCGATCTACATCCGTGGAACGTGTTGCCGCGACATGGCACCTCTTCTAAATTGAACCCTAATCTCGCGCACATGTACAAAGTTAGGAACGTACAACTGGGAGCGGTGAGGAGAACGGTCACTAGGAGATTCTGATGATACTATTCCTTGACCCCGACCCGAAGCGTGCAGTACTGGCGCACCAAAGAATGACCGATGAAGACCAGAGTAATACGATCTGGTGCAAGACCGTACTTGAGGCACAGACGACGTTGTGGAACTACCGCCACGAACTGACTCGGGTACATCTGGAACACGATCTTGGCGAACAGCCGTATGCGAATACACGCAGCGAGGATTGTGGGATGGAGCTGGTACGCTACTTGGAGAAACTCAGCGTTCACCACGGCGATGTGTTTCCGGCGTACAAGAAGATGGAGTTCATTATCCATACGTGGAACGATCATGCGGGGCCCATAATGGTAGAGAGGCTCCGGAAGATAGGACTCACAGTCGAACTGAAACCGTTTGGTATGTAATAGGAGCAGCCATGGGCGCAACGAGA